GGGCGATTGTTTCTGGCATGGGGTTAACTCCGAAAAAGGTTTAATTCAAGTTACGGGTGATTTTCTAAAATGTAAAGGTTTGAACTGCGCTCACAGTTGTCGCCGCATTGATCTCCGCTTTCAGGCTTTCCAGTTGATCGCTCATTTGATGCAGGTACAATTCACCCTGCTGAAACGCGCTCATGATCTGCTGCGGAGTCATATACACGAAAGAACCGCCTTGCAGATACACCTTGCGCCCCAAGAGTTCCCATGCCGCCGTGCCGTCTGTAACGGGTGTGCCGAAAGTCGTTGGCGGAGTAGGGGTCGAGGAGCCCGACTTACCCGCTGTTGAGCAAAACAGAATGACGCCGCCAACCGAGCAATAAGCACCTGCGGAATAGTCCGTGTCTGCGGCCCAAGCCGGGCTATTGAGCATGGCGTTTGCGGTGATAGTAAGGGACAGATTCAAAGCCTGTTTTCCTGCCGTGTTGTCTACTTGGTACGTCGTGCCGTTGATCGTGACGGGGACGTAATCGGTTGCGGTGTTGTAGCTTTGAGTGACTAGGGCGATCTGGGCGGATTGGGCTTGCTGCAAAAGAACACTACTCGGCGCTGCGATGATTTCCCCATTGCTCGGAACATACGCTTGGAAGTTCTGCGCTTGGGCTTGGGTGCAGGGGAGTGCACCTGCGGGAATCGTGCCGTCCGGGGTGTAGCCCGTGCCAGAAAAAGCGGTTCCTGCGGCGTTGGGGGTGAGATAGTAAATTGCCTTGCTAGTCATGGATTATGCCCTATGCATTTGGGATAAAAATTGCGATTACTTGAACGCGCAAACCGCCAGGCGGGGTACTTTGCGTGGCCGCATCCGCTTCGCAAGTAACAGCCTCCCCGAGGGACACGGATGAAGTTCCTGCAACCGATTCAAAATCAGGATTTGTATCGGACGCAACGTTTGTGCCATTTACGAGGGCGGTTACGTTTATTGTTTCATTTGGACTTGTAGACTGGGCAATCACTAACACGGTTCCGGCGCATGCCGCAGTAAAAGATACGGAGGTTGAGTAAGTGGTATTTGCTGCCGGACTCGCTACGCCAAGAGCGTTCGTTTGTGGTGCCAAAAACTGCCCCAACTGCACCGCCGCGTTGTTTTGGGTGGCAGGAGCAACCACCTCCTGCCCAAACGTCCGAGCCCGCCAGTTCGTGCCGTCCCAATCCGCATGGATACCTTGTTCAGAAGCACCTGCGGGGACTACCCACGAGTACACCTGCGAACCGTCAGGAAGTTCGATGTAGGGCGAACCCGTAGTTACATTGGATTGATAAGTTACCGAACCTGACGCGGAAGCAGAACCGTATCCAGTAACTTCTTGCCCAACTACACTCCCTGGCTCAAGCGTAATGGCAATATCCGCTGTGATCCCGCTACTCGGCTGTACTGCAGTATGCAGCGTATTCCCAAGCGTGATGCTTTCAGTGGCAGCAGGGGCTAGATATTGGAACGCCTGCCCATAAGGAATAAGGTTCGTTGAGGACGTAGCGGCGGCGGCGGTTGCGGTTCCAGAAGCAACAATAGTTCCACCAGCCGTAACATTTCCCGGCACGTTCCAGTTGGACACATTGGCAATGTCACTAATGCGCCCATCTTCATCCACGGTGATCGTGACAGGATTGGTGTACGTGCCGGAAGTTGCACCTGTAGCGGCGAGCGTTGGATTAGGTAATGTACCAACAAGAGAACCACCCAACGTACCCACATTGGACGCAGCGGCCCCGGAACCCAAATCTGCCGCGAGCACTTCTCCGTTGCGGGATAGGATGGCACCGGCGCGGACTTGGCCGACTGTGGATGACGTGGTGATAACCGTCTGTCCAGCACTTAGGACGGTGGAGGCGATAAAGAGGGTGTTGAGGTTGTCGGGGGCGGTAGTAGTGGCTTGGAATAGGAGAGTGTCTTGATTTTCTGCGTAGGCTGTATATGGTTGATATGATGGGGAAAAATCCGGGTGGCCGACCGGGGGACCCACGACGCTGAAGGCTTCTTGGGCGACCGAGCCAGACACGGCCACAAGGTACGCGGTAATTGATCCCGTGCTCGGAACCAGTGATGAAAAGTCTACCGTAGCACTACTACTAGATTCTCCATCCGTTGTGCCGTTAGCTGACGCAAGCGTTCCATCGGAGAACAGTGCGCGAAAAGGTAAAGATGCATCGACCGTGATATTCAGACCTGAGTACGAAAAACTGAGATTGCTTGCGCCTATCAAACCAGCGGTATGCAGACCTCCGGTAATATCAAGCAAAGAGTCACGAGTGAGTGCTTCCGCGCTATTGAGGACGGTCTGATCAACGAATTCATCTGAACTGAAGTTTGCAAGTTTCATAAAAGACACCATGCGATAGTTTGCAATAGTGTCACATCCTGCCTTTGATTAGTCTAGTGTATTTGATTATGTTGCTGTTTTTGCTAGACGTTTTCTTTCTTCATCTCTAAGACGCCTTGTGGCAGTTCTCTTGGCGATTGATTCTGGGCTTAATTTTTTGCCCATATGGGCATACGCTATTTTGGCTTTGGTTTCGGCGCTGAGAACTTTTCCATAATTTGGGTTATCTTCCTTTGCTAGCCCATAGAACGGATGCTTTTCACCGCGATTTGCCTCAGATATTTTGGCTTTGGCTTCATCAGTGTGCCTTCTGCCTGTCGCTGAGATTGACATTTTTCTGAGAGTTTCTTCACTCAGGTTTTCTCTTTTGTGCGATTCAGACATTCTAATTCTTGTTTCATCGCTAAGATTTTCTCGCTTATGTGATTCAGACATCCTAGTTCTTGTTTTATCACTAAGTTTACACCCCGCGCAACTTCCTGCTGATGCTAGAATGTTATACCCATGTCGAACAGTATCATAAAAATCAATATAATACTGTTCTCTTTTATATAATTCTTCTTTATCGCCATTAACAATTTCAACTATATTAAAAACAAATGATTGACCACCGTATTTATTCCACGCGCGCTGCAATTTCGTACATTCGCTAGTTTTTGCCAGAATCGCTGTTTTATGACTACGCCATCTAGATTTTATATTTACGCTGCTACCTATATACCGCTTCCCATTTATGGTATTACGAATTTCATAAATACCTTGGATTTTTTCATTCATATCACACACTCCAGCCTAGAGAGCCACTTGAGAGGATGCAGCAGGCCGGTGACTAATCGGCTGTTCGGGTTCGATGCCCTAGCTGCAAATAAATTATATCATTACGCCGTGACGAACGCAATAGCAACCCAAGCGCCATTGTAGATATATAATATGCGCGACACGCTATCCAATACCTTATCCCCATCATTCCCCACAACCCCAAGCGTATTTGGGTCTCCGCCCACGATAGAAAAGGCTGTAAACGCATCTGTTCCGAGCGCAGTTATAGCCACACCAGCGGGAGGATTAGCGTTGTTTTCCGTGATGATCGTGAACGTACTCATACCGTCCCCGTGACGGCGGTCCACACGGCGGTTGTTGCTGTTCCAGCAGTGGTGCAAATATAGAGTACGCTGTCTGATAAATTGAAGTATTTATCGTTCAACGCCCCAGCAAAAGTTCCATTGGGATCTCCGGCGAGCATATTAAACGCCGTAAATGCGTCAGATCCGAGAGCCTGCGCTCCAGTCGGGTTTTGCGTAACAATAGTTGGCGCAGGTGTTTGCGGAATGCCTGGGTTTACGGTGGGGTCCGACAAAAACACTGTCGGAAGCGAACTCGTAACGTTGTTAGTGCTATTTGGGATCGTAAAATTAAAAGCAGTAACCGGCTGCCCGATGTACGACCCAGTTACACGATCTCTGCCTAAGTAGTTGATTGTATTGAGATATAAACCACCTCCGAGCACGTAGAACGGCGTGAACGGTACGCCAGCGGGTCGTACATTTCCTAATGTCAACGCCAACTGATTGTACTGCGATTGCGGAAAAGACGAGCCAAACTTTAGGAACCAACCGACATTCGGGAAATTTTCCGTAATAGACGCCTTGATACCGTAAATCAAATTCACATAATCCAATATGGCTACGGGTGGCCCTTTACCCTCCAATATCGTTTGCGTGATAAGTGCCATGTAGTCGGCGTCTGTTTGATCGTTGAGTCGTGCGATACCGCCGAGCAACTGCCCCCAGAAATCCAGCCATTTTCCTTGTGCATTGGCGAAGGTCGTCATACTTACAATACCATTGGAACTACTGGTGTAGCGGTCCAGTGCGGCGGTTAAGCTGTTCATAACCCACTCGTAAGTAGGCCCGCTACGCTTGTACGTGTCCGGCAAGTCGCCTAATTGGTAAGCAATATCAGCCCATTGCATAGCGTCAGGTCAAGTTCACGGTGAAGTTCTGGAGGATAACCCGCTGTATAGCGGTCCCTGATACCGAAGTTACCGCTGTACCGTTGTATAGCATTTGTATAGAAAGATTCGTCAGGTATCCTCCAATAGCGTTACTGATTGCCGCGTTCACCGCCGATTCGTAAGCCGTTTGTCCGAACAGTAGACTGGCGAAATATTGTACAAGTGCCACTTGTGCCGCAGTCGTTGCCGAAGTGACGAAAGAGGAATACGTCACGGAACCACTGACGTTCACTGTTGCGTACACGGGTTCTACCGCATTGACGGTAAAGGGTACACCCGCTGGCCGATAACCTAACGCGCCCGTGGCTTGACTACCGTTCAGCAGACTGGTTACGGCACTAATCAGTCCTGCGGAAGCGCCGCCACTGCCGTTGTCGATATACACGTCGAACCCTGCGCCGGAGGCCAGTGTAACCGTCCACGGCTCATATACCGTGGAGAACTTCACGTACTCGGACGTGCCCGGATTATTGACGCCGATCACGGCATTGGCGATGGACACAGGCGTTGACAACCCAAGAGAGGCAATAATCGCCGTGAACCGCGAAAGCGTCTGCGCGGGAGTCTCCGCATTGCCTCCGCCCGTTGTCGGCGACAGGTTGGACACTTGTAAGGGATATGTGAGTGACGATACCAGTTGGCTGATCGCACCTGCTGTGACGTTGCCGACAGAGCCTAGCGTAGACGCTTGCACAGGAATATTGACGGACGTTGAACCCTGATTGAGCACCGCATTGACAGTCGTGGTGAACTGCGTGCCACCGACGGTTTGCACAATGGTCCCCGCTGGGATACTCACGGCCTGCGAAGTCACCGGAGGATTGGGCTGAAAGGACGTTGCGAAAGTCACCGTACCTACCGCGCCAGTAGCACCTAATGGCGTTACTCCAAATGCGGAATACGCACCGTAGATTGCCGCCTGATACGCAAGCGCCTGGTTCTCTACTTCCTCAATCTCGACGACGGACCCAATAGCTTCTCCCAACGTGCGGATTTGCGATCCGACATTGTAGTCTGTGAGTACACCACTTTGCGCCGACATGAACGCTAACAACGCGGCGCTTACGTCCGGGCTGAGTGGGGGTGCGGGTACTGTGATAGTAGTCATAAGCAAACCCTACGCAGAATATAAAAAACAAGCAACGAGTTAAACCCAACCCATTGATTAAGCAAGAGGTAACAAAACTTGGTCAATAAGCGTCCCAGACGTGGTATTTAATCCGTTCGGTATTACTGTACACTGATACTGAATTGCGCCATTAGCGAGCAACTGCACGCTGGCGTTTATAACTTGGTACGAGCGAGGATCAGCCATAATCGCGGATTGAGCAAAAGCGGCAATGTTGCCGGACGTATTGGATGACATGATTTTTCCCACTTCTGGCGGAATACGGCTACCAAACGTGGGATGATACATGAGGGAACCTTGCGTCGTTTGCAGCCGTCGGCCAAGCGCCATGTTGTAGTTCGGATACCCGGATATGGTATCGAAGTCTCCCAACCAAGGAGGCATCTCGCCGTTGAGTGGTCCGAAATAGAGGTCAACGCCTAAATAATTGATTGCATAATTGATTTGCTGACTGCTTCCCTCACCACTGAGATATAAAAGTGAACCTTCCGGCGCGAGCCCTGTTCCAACACCAATATACGGCGGCATAAGATTGTTGGCCTGTGCGATTTGTTGCCAGTCCTCGTAGTTACCCAGATCACGAGCCGCCAAGTCCATGAGTGTTGTGCCATTGCGGAGCGTGCCGAGTTGGATATTGGTGCTCTGTTGTGTGCGTAGCGCGATAAGCAACTGGTTCAGTTGAGCGATAGTGTTTTGAATCGTCAAGCGCATGACGCTCATTTGCTGGCAGAGCAAGTCAGTCGGGTCACTGAAATAAATAGAAACGAATCGGCTTAACGAAGGCAATGAAACCAAAAGATTCCATGACTGCGTAAGATTGACAGAAGATATTC